AGTTTGATTACCAGAGACGATCAAACATGGGGATCAGATCAGTTTGGACCAGATGTAACGCAAACTGCAACTTATGCATTCTTAAAACATGAACTGGAAGTAGTAGCAGATGTAGTATTAGAAGTTGGTGATGTTATTGCATGGGATGAAAAATATTGGGAAATAGATAGTGTAATTGAAAACCAATACTTGTTTGGTAAAAATGAAAAAACAACTACTACAAAAGAAGATAGAAATCTAGGTGATGCGGCTGTCGGTGATCCATCATACGGTACACCATTTCAGATTGGTGGATATCAAGAAGTGTTTGGATCTAGCTTATCAATTATTGTAAATACACATCAATCTAGAAGAAGTAAATTAAAAATAGAACAAATAAGAAATGGATTTGAAAGAAGATCAAAAGGTCCAGGAATTAGAGGTATATAATGGAAAAGCAGAAATCTCAAATAGATAGAACTGCATTGGGAGCAAAAGTACAAGGAACAGTTGCACCCAATCCTACTTCTGCAGCACCTCAATCTAATATTGCAACAAATCGTGGAGATCAAGTAAAAAGAGATGATACGGTTAAAAACTTTTATCTTGGATTATATGATATAGATGAGTGTATTCAATATTATTTTGATAACGTAATAAGACCAACTGTAGATGATGGAGATGAGTTTGTAAAAGTTCCAATGATATACGGATCTCCAGAAAGATGGAACTCAATACAACAAAATGGATTTCTAAGAGACAAGCAAGGTAAGTTGCAAATACCAGTTATTGTTTACAGAAGAACATCTGTAGCAAAAAATAGAACATTGGCTAACAAATTAGATGCAAATAATCCAAACTTTCATTATACATTTCAAAAACAATACAATTCAAGAAACAGATATGATAATTTTTCAGTATTGAATGATATCAATCCAAGCACTGAAAATTATAATGTAGTAATTCCAGATTTTGTTACAATCAGTTATGACTGCATAATATGGACAGAATATGTAGAACAAATGAATAAGATTGTAGAAGCTGTAAACTATGCAGAAAATGCTTACTGGGGCGATCCAAACAAATTTAAGTTTAGAGCGCTTGTAGATGAATTTTCATCTGAAACTGAACTAGAAGATTCAGCAGATCGTTTAGTACGATCATCATTTACAATTAGTATGGAAGGATATATAATTACAGATGCAATGAATGCTGAACTAGCAAATCAAAACGTTAAAACGTTTGGACCAACACAAGTTGTATTTAATACAAGATCAGCTGTAGTCCAAAACGGTCAATTGATAGAAACAGAGGAAAGTCCTCCAACAAATACTAGTTTAGAATAGTGTTTGGGAGTATTATTATATATGTATATACATATAAAACTATAATTAGGGAGTTATAATATGGCAGAAGAGAAAAAATTTAATTCAGAAGAATTAGGAAAAATTAAAGATTTACAAACAAAGTATCAAACCATCACAGCTAAGATGGGTCAGTTAGAAGTGGATCGAGTATTATTAGATCAAGCAATGGAACGATTGGAAGATAACAAAAATAAGTTAACAGAAGAATATGTAAATGTTCAAGCTGAAGAAAAACAATTTGTTTCGGATCTTAATGCAAAGTATGGAGCAGGTAACGTAAACCTAGAAACGGGTGTATTTACTCCAGCACAAGCAGCAAAATAATATGTTTTGATTTACTTCTGCATATTTATATGTGGTTGACAACTCATATAATTATCGATAACTAGAGGAGTAAAAAACATGGCTGAAAGAATTGTAAGTCCTGGTGTATTCACACGTGAAAAGGACCTTTCGTTTATACCACAAGGTGTTGCAGAAATAGGTGCAGCAGTAATTGGTACTACCCAAAAAGGCCCAGCATTCTGGCCTACACAAGTAACATCATATACTGAATTTGAAGCAAGATTTGGAGGACTAGAGCAGTTTCCAACAACTTACGTTCCACATACAGTAAGAGAATATTTTGAACAAGGTGGAACTGTAATGACAGTTGTAAGAGTATTAAGCTCTGCAGACGTAACTGTAACAAGTCCATTAGTACTAGCAAGTAATTATAAATTACCAGTTGGTGCACAAACTATTGTAAATAGTCAAGGACACCTTGCATCTAATGGCGTAACACAAAGTGTTGTTGCAGTTTTATATCCAACCGAACATGAAATTGCATCACAAGAGCTTGATTTATCTGGATCGTATCTACAACCAGCTACAGATGGAATAACTATTCCTACATTACCATTCACAGCTCCATCAGCATCAGCTGAAACATTTGTATTACATTTATCTGGATCAGGTAAGAAAACTGCAGGTAACGCAGTTGCAGCAAAAGTTTCAGGATCAGGTGACGGAACAGCTGATACAGCTGGACATGTTTTTGGTATATCAGCATCATTAGTATCTTCAAACAACAACTCTATCGATACAGTATTAGGAACAAGTCCTAACTCAACCAAAGAAGCATACTTAAAATATTACAGCAAGCAGTTTTCACTAGAAAACGATGTAACTGGATCTTCATTTACTTTACATACTGGTACTAACCACGTATATGCAGATGGATTCAAAGGAGCAAAAACTCCTTACATCACAAATCAACACACTGGTTCAGCAGCAAACAATCTATTTAGATTCTGCCACTTAGGTGATGGTGAAACTACTAACTACGAATTAAAGATTGCAATACTTAATATGAAAGCCGCTAATGGTGGAACTGATACAAAGTATGCAACATTTGACGTCCAAGTAAGAACAATCAAGCAAACTGGTCTACCATTTGATACACCATACACATATGATGCGTCTGATGATAATTCAGCAAACGTGATTGAAGAATTTACTGGATTAACTCTGGATCCAAGAGATGTAAATTACATCGCAAGAAGAATTGGTGATAGATATTACAGAATTAACTCTGAAGGTAAAGTGATTGGTGTTGGAACATATCCAAATCAATCAAGATACATAAGAGTAGAACTAACTGATGCAGTTAAAACACAAGGTATTCCAGTAACGGATGCACCGTTTGGATTCAAAGCGGTGAATCAAGCTATACCAACAACTGGTAATTTATTCATGCCTTCAGCTTCATTTGTAACAAAACAAGAAGAAACTACTAATGTGTATGAGCCAGGTGTATTCTACGGATTCAGCTTTGACTTTGAAACAACTGATAACGTAAACTACTTAACACCAGTACCTTCTACAGATCAAGGTGTTGGAGCAAATACAGACTTCAATCTATCAAATATGGTTGGTCACGTTTCAGCTTCAGATGTATTGACTGGTAATTCAGTAGATCACACTAAAATGGTATCAATGGGTGATGAAACTCACGTTCTTCAAAGAAGATTTATGGTACCATTCCAAGGTGGTCAAGATGGAAAACATCCAGCACAAGTTGCATTAGTAGGTAAAAATTTAGGATCTACAAACTCATTTGGATTAGACTTTACAGACTCTACTTCCAACGGAACAGTAGCATATAAAAAAGCAATCAATGCATTAAGCAATGCAGACGAATTTGATATCAACTTGTTAACAATGCCAGGAATTGTAAACGATGCAGCATCTGCTGTTATCACTCACGCAATCAACAAAGTTGAACAAAGAGGAGATTGCTTCTTAATATTTGATGTAGCAAAATACAATGATTCTCCATCACAAAATGTATCAACAATAATAGCTGATGCAGTGACGGATGCAGCAAATTATGATACAAGCTATGCAGGAACTTACTTCCCATGGTTAATGTATAACGATGCTGTTAACAATGTTGTAACACCATTACCACCATCAGCAATCATGCCTTCAGTATTTGCAGGAAATGATGCAGGTGGAGGAGAGCCATGGTTTGCTCCAGCTGGTCTAAACAGAGGATTGTTAACCGCAATCACTGAAGCAACTACAAGATTGACTCACGGTGAAAGAGATACTTTATATGAAGGTAGAGTAAACCCAATTGCAACATTCCCTAATCAAGGAGTATGTGTATGGGGTCAGAAAACTCTACAGAAGAAAAGATCAGCTCTTGATAGAATCAATGTAAGAAGATTATTGATAGCATTAAAGAAATTTATTGCATCAACTTCAAGATTCTTAGTATTCGAACAGAATACAGCAGCAACTAGAAATAGATTCTTGGGTACTGTTAATCCATATTTAGAAAGTGTACAACAAAGAAGTGGTTTACATGCTTTCAAAGTTGTAATGGATGAAACAAACAATACTCCAGATGTAGTAGATAGAAATAAATTAGTAGGAAACATAATGATTCAACCAACAAGAACAGCTGAATTTATCGTGTTAGACTTCACAGTATTACCAACTGGAGCAACATTTCCAGAGTAAAAACTGACGGAACAAGATATTTATATTAAAGAGGAGAAACATAGATGGCACAATTATTAGACTCAAATGAAATATTCTTTACGCCCTTTGAACCAAAGGTAGCGAATAGATTCATCATGTTTATAGAAGGTATACCAGCTTATCTTGTGAA